CCAACTGTTGTCACCTTCTTAGAACCTGGTGCTTTAATGTTTGGACTGCCAACTTTCATTCGAGGTGCATACTTCATAGTCATTTCAGACTTCTCTTTATCTTCTTCAAAGAGTTTCTTATCTTCTGCACTCAAAGGTGGTTGGACTTTTTTTGTTACTCGCTTAGCCCTTCTTGGCTTAGACGGGACCTGCTTGTCCATTGAGTTCCTCCGCTAATTGTGGATTTTTACTTGGATCATTGATAGGTGCTGATGCCATCTGAGCACCAATCTTATCTTGCTCCAATTGCATTTGCTGCTGTTGCGCTGCCTGTTGTTCACCTTGTATTTCCTGCATAGAACGTACAAGATTAAGTATATCTATACCTTGAGCAGCTGCTAAACGTTTAATAACTTCTTCTGGATTAATAAATGTTGAGGTAGCTTCTGGTCCCATAGTCTGAGAGATAGTAGTTAGGAATTGTCCTAACGCTTCTCTATCTTGACCACGACCTAAAGCATTTACACCAGCAACGATAGTAGGTTTAACTACTTGCTTAGGTAACTTAGGTATTTGTCCTGTCTTTTCAAATACAGACAACTTCCTATTAAGATATGGTACTAAGAATTCAACAGTAAGTAGACTGAATAATCCACCAAGCTGTTGTTCTAATTCCATCTGTGTCATACGTACTTCTTCAGCAGTAGTCCTTTCACTCTGTCGAACAGTAAGTATAAGGAATGCTTCTGAAAGTCTACGTTCTAACTGCTGTACCATGTTATATGCTGTGGCAAAATCAGCAGTCTTTCCGACTTGCACAACCCCTATGTCATCTGGTCTACCTTGCACGATAGCACCGTTGCCTGCTGAGGCTAGAGTCTGTGGTTTAGTGGTACTTGATGGAGATACTACAAAGACTACTTTAGCAGCCGCTGCAGAGCCTTCTACTAGTGCCTGAGACAATGCCTCAAGACTTTTCAAATCGCCAATGAACTCTTCGACACGTCCTCTTCCATAAGACTCTCCATCAACTGTGTTGAACCGTAGATGAATCCATGGATTAGTATCAACAGGAGCTTTGCTTATTGACTTAGGAATAATTTTATCAAATACTTCTTGATGCCAGATGAATCTGTTGTTCTGTCTCTTTATATGAGTATAGACATCACAATCGTCTCTGTCATTATCTGGATCTACACCTTGCATCTCCTCATAAATTTGAGGAACGCTATCTGCTAATAATTTTTTGGCAATTTTTTCTTTGGTAACGATTTCAATCACATTACCATTCCCATCTCGATCTATCACAAACCGATTTAATGGATAGAGTTTTAAACCATCTTTACCCATAAAGACTAAAGCGTTACCTGATACTACCAAATGCTTAAGCGCTTGGTGTATTACTACACGGTCATCCGAAGCTGCGATAGCTTCAAGTATAGTACGTTCAATCTTTGCAAAGGATAAATCTAATTCAGTTTTAACCTGGGGAGGAACCTCGCCCAGTTGAGAATCATCTACTTGGAGCTTAAAGAAACTGGTTTGAACTGGCATAAGAGCCAACATTAGTTTACTTGCTAATGTGACTACACCTTTTGCACCAATGCTTTGCCACGGAGTTTTTAGATCGCGTGTTGCTCCTCTGAATTGTTCTTCGTCACGAATTAAATATGGAAGTGTAAGTCTAGCCGCTGTATCTGCCTGTGCTAAATACTCGGAACGATATCCTGTTAAAGCGTCATACCTTTTTTTAGCCGTCATTTAATGCCTCCACTGGTTCCGATATTAAGCCCTCCACTCTTAAGGTTTGTACTGCGTCTTCCAAAGGAAGCGCCTAAACCTCTACCAACCATTCCTGCTATTGCTGCAGGTGACTGAGCAGCTTGGATACCCATTGCATTACCACCATGGACCGCATGACTCTGCTTAAATTCCATAGCTTTACGTGCATCCTCAGCTGTCTGTCTTAGCTGTTCATCGTAATCTTTAAATCTCTTATCATATTCTTGTCTAACCTTCATCTGATTATTATAAGCATTCTTCATGCTTTGTTCTATTTGAAGCTGACCACGTAAATCATTGATAGCTTCTTGACCTATGTCAGTACCACCTTGATTAAAGAATGCACCATCACGACCAACCATATCATCACCCATTAAGTATTTCATAATACTATGGGCACTATGACCAGCACGTCTAGCACGTCTCAAGTCACCACCACCAAAGCCAGTGTCGCCTTCTCTTATAGCATGAATAGCTGTACCGCCTTTAGGTCCACTTGCTTGTGATATTGCAGAGCCTGAATAGTCTTCACCTAAGAAGCCATAGAAATCTCTCCAATTTCCTGTGGATTGACCACCTCCTGGCCATTTATACATACCACCATATGCCCCAGTTCTACCTGGTGTTGGCCTTACCACACTTGGATCCAAAGGTGATTGTCCGTTGCCAAAAGATCCTGCTGTTACTCCCCAACTCATGTTAATCCTCCTAGTTTAGATACTTCTCCAATTGGTAAATTCATAGGTCGTCTTGCTATATGTTTGAAATCAGACTTAAGTGAAGGGGTTCGACCATCATAACCCCAATCAACACCAGTTATATCTGGTTGTTCACCGCTAATAAATGTCCTTTGTTCTTTGACTGGATCTAATGGAGACGGTGTATAATCACCAACATCTACATAGGCAGCTTCATACTTAGCACCTTCTTCATATTGATAAGAAGGTTGATACTTACCATCCCAATCATTAGGATTTTCTCCTGTTCTACCTTGTAAAATTTGCTCATAAACTAATTTATTAGCATTTCTAATTTCTTCAATGGTATCAATCTTGTCATCACCACCTAATTCAGCATGAGCTTTGACCCACATATTATCAGCTGGTTGACCGTCTTGATAATAGTCCCAATCAATCTCACCTCTAGTAAGTGTCTCATATAGAGCTGGATTATCGATATCCATATCATCTGTTCCTAGACGTTTAATATCTAGACCCATGATATCTTTATCTAACCCTTGTTCTATTAACCCTTCACTAGTAGATGTGATATTACCTTCATGATCAAAGGTAGCAGTACCATACATCTCATCTATAAAACGAGACTCAAATTCTTCATAGTCTTCACTACCTTCTTGAGATCCCATATCAAAAGGCAGCTGACCTTGGAATGTATGAAGATCTGATAAGTCTCTTCCATAACCTGTCCTGGCTGAATTGTTTCTATTACCAGGTATCTGATAACTTATATTTTGTGCGTGAATTGTATCCCAATAATCTTGACCAGAATGATCCTTAATCTGTTGGCGATATCTTTGTTGGAACATTCCTTCAATGTTATCGCCTCTATTATATTTATGAGCTAGAGAGTTGCTTCCACGAATATCTTCTTCAGTATATGGTATTCCATACCTTTCGAATAATTCTATGAGAACTTGATCTCCATTTAATCTTATCGGTCCTCTTCCCATTGTTATTCCTCCAGTCTATTTGTCAGCCACTCAACAACTGAGCGCTGACCTGCTTTGTACATGATCACGGATAGTTCCTCTTTAGGATGTGGGTTATGAACCGGAAAGTTCCGGTCCATTTCTTCTAGTATTTTTTCATCTACCCGAGGACCAAGTACGGCCTCAAGCATATTGTGGGAGGTTGGTGTTTGCATGTTCGAAAAATGATGGCATTCTTGCTGCCTTGGTGTCAGAAAATTGTGGTGCCTTGCCTTGATACATTAAGTTATCACTAGCATCCAGCCAGAATTTTTTGTCTAAATATCTATCGTAGGTATTTGTACCTAAGGGTTGAAGAACCCAGTTAATGGTGGCCTTCCTAAGTTTATCCAAAGATTGACTAGGAGATAGGCCCAACTCGTGACATACAAGGCTATTAGTGGCCACGTGTATTTGTTCGTCTCTGGAAATATCAGCTGATACCGTTCGGAGACCAGGATCCCCACAAAACCTAAAAAGAGGCAAAAGTACAAAGAATATAGCACGTTCCGCTACCAACGCTTTAGTAATTGTGTGGTCGGGATGTGCCTCCCACGCATCGCGTAGACGGAAGGCTTCTGCTTCGGCTTGTTCATTAACCCCAAGCGCGTTAGCAACATATCCCAAAGCGAGATCGTGTTTGATTTCATCTTGTACATTAAGTTCTAAGAGTTTACGGGCGTGGTCTGGAACGCCTTTTTCCAGGCCTTCTTTAATGAACTCCCCAACTGGGAGCTCCATATGCCGTATTGCGAGAGCACGGCGTATAACATCCTCTGATCCATCTTTAAGCTGTCCTTTGGTGGTCTGTACCGGAGTCCATGTCCGGCGTCTTTCAATTAATTTTTCGTATGGTGTTTTTCTCATCATTCTTGACAATCACATTGTACAGGTTCATTTAAAATGTCCTGCAAGTAATCATCGACTTCAGTCTGATCTAATGCTGCATACGCATCGGTCTTATCCTGCACGTCTCCCATCACTTGTAGGCTATAGTAAAGGGAGGTCTGTGGTGAATCCAGCCACTCTTGCACGAACGCATTGTCGTATTCTACAACATCACTCCAAGAGTTGAAGCTGTAGCCATGAAGAAGTCCCGTAATGTCTAACATTTTCATTAGTTGATCGGCTACCTTTTTATAGGCATCCCAACCAACTTCGCTTGCGATTTCTACATCGCCATATTCATAAGTTTGTACACCAAAGGTTCCGCTGTCACGATCGACAGTCCGACCAATTGGAGGTGCAATTTCTGGGGTGCATGTATACCCATCTAAATCTTGGCTACGATAAGAGCAGCTAGCAGTAGGAGCAATAGCATAGGCTCGCTCCATATTATGAGCCCGTGCCACAAGCTCACCTGAGTAAATACCCCTCTTAAGTTCAATAGCAATTTCTTCTGCTTTAGTCGGATGAACTTCATCAACAGTATTAGTATTTACTGCTTCTAAGGCGCTTCCGAATTCTGCGTATGATACTGAGTATCTTCGGAGGAGATTCGCGAGTCCAAGGAATCCAAGTCCGACCTGACGGTCTGTTTCCGGGGGAAGATATTCTCCAGATCTTCCAACGCCTGTTCTCCCATGGAGATGGCACAGTTCGGACATACCCTGAGAGATAGCCGTTGGTATGTCGGCGATTGTACAGGCACCGAGATTGATATGCTGTAAGAGGCATGTTCCTCGTGAGGGCAGATATACCTCAAGGCAGACGTTTCCATAAATACGTTTCCCATTTTTGTCGTGTTTTATTTTGTTGAGCCAGATGTCTCCGGACTTGATTCCGTGGAGAATGGCGCTTCTAACTTCAGTTCCGGCGTTGAACCAAGTTTCTTCTGTAACGTCGACGCATCTTTTAATCCAGGGAGCTTCGGAACGAGGAAGCTGCACGAACTCAAGAATATCCCCGTGGTCAATGTCAAGGTGACATACGCAAGCACCGTTTTTATAGGTGCCGCCCCTTCTAAGTGTTTCATTTAATGTTGAGTAGATTTTTGCAAATGATACTGGTCCAGAAGCCGTAAGGCCTTTTCCGTTTTCACTTCCATTGGGTCGGAGCTTAGATAAATGGACCGCAACGCCTGCTCCAAAGCGTAGTCCATGGCTGACATATCTCCAGCTTGCTTCAATTCCATCTTTTCCTTCCATAGAGTCCTCTACGACAAAGACGGTGCAAGATACTGGCAGCCTAGATTCTGGGTTATCCAGCCATGACTGGACCCGACCAGTGCGGGAGATATAATGTGGCATTAAACTAAATCTTCTAGGTTAGGTGGTTTATAGTTTGGTCCTTTTAAGACCTTTCCATCCTCTCTAAGTACTGGTTTCCCATACTCATCAAGTTTGGACATGTTGCTTTCATGTACTCTATGCATTGCTTCATCAAGATCCCACTTCATATTAGCAGCAAATTGATAGCATACATAAACTAAATCAGATAATTCTTTTAAGCATTCCGCATGACATTTAGGACTCGAACGATACAGAGTCCCCGTTGATTCCAGAAATTCCTTGAACTCCTCCGTAATCAAATTCAGCTGCCTGGTACGTACCTGATGGGCATTCGAATTCGATATCTGATAAGCCTGTCGAAACTCCTGTGCTTGTAAAGACAATCTGGTCTTGTGTGTCGTATCTGGGTAGATCCTCACGGTTTCGTGAGTACTGGAGGTGGTTTCGTTCATTCTCTAAATAGTGGATTGCTTTGTTAATATCAGAAAGTTGCGCATTATAGTCACCTTTATGACCATAACGACAAATATATTTAATCGCATTACCTAAGTGGAAACTTAATCCTTGATCACGAATAAAGTCCCAAACTTGGATAGTTCCTCGCTGGTAATAGGCTGGGCCTTGAGTGGTGGTTTTGGCCATTTTTGTACTAAATTTGTTAGTGAATTAGATAATACAAAGCATTGTTCTTGTAATGCCATGAATACAGTAACAATATCTTCTTTCTTTGTTTCAGGATTTGTTATACCATCATACACTAGTCTTAACTTGAGATCCTGCTCCACTGTCAATTCTGTAATCGGCTCTGGGAGTCCAGGGTATGGGTTTTTTGTTTGTGAAGTCATAATCATCTACAGTAAGGATACGTGCTAATCTAGCATTTAATAATGCGTCTTCTTCAGTAAAACCCTTCTCTTCAAAAGCTGCAACTACAGCTTTCCAACAGTAACCTTTACTTTCAAAAAGGGTAGTCGCTCGTTTGACGCCAACACCAGATAAACCAGCATAGCCATCAGTTTGATCGCCTGCCAAAGATTGCACGAGGTGCCATTTTGCTCCATCAGTTGGACTTATGAGTGTGAACTTGTCCATATCATATAAGTTACCAGGTATCTGTCTCATGTCCTTATCAGGACTGCAGATAGTGGCACCAGGATTCTTGGTGGCATAGATTCCCATTGCATCATCAGCTTCTAATGTAGGCATGATGATTACATCATTATGTTCTTTTAATTTATTAATAACCCGCTTATAACCGCAAGGTTTTTTTCGATTACGATGACCTTTATATGATGGTAAAATTTTCTTTCTAAAATTCACAGAGTCAGAGAAGAATAGGATTACCTCTGGTACATCCCACATAAATACTGTTTTAAGCTTCTCAATTTCTCTTTGTGTTGCCCTCATGGCATCAGAGAATTTACTTGTTACCATTATTACATCGTCACCCCAATCTATTTCTGTTTCCGCAGCAGCACAGCTTTTATAAACTATGAAGTCTGCGTCAATTAGTAGTTTCATATAGTTAGTGGACTTCCGCCCAATTACTTCCCGACTTTGCCTCTGCAGCAATTGGGATCCGTAACTTGTAGAACTCACCAGCTTGTGTAGCTGTTAATTCTAATAAATATTTAAGATCTTCTACATAATCAGGAATAGTTTCATACTGAAGTTCATCATGAATAAAACCTAATTGATGAGTGTGATCCTTTAATGTAGCGAATGAATTGGATATAATCATCCATCTTTTCGCGATTACCGCTGATGATCCTTGGATGAGATAGTTGAGTGCCTTGTGCCCTTTGTCAACGCCGATATAACGACCGTCGAGTCCACGGACATAACCTCTTTCCGCAGCGAGTTTAACAGCCTTAATGAGATCGGAAAGACCTTCAATGGCGTCAACATACGCTTTGCGAATTTCTTTACCCTTTCTCTTTGCTTCAGTTTCCCCAAGGCTACCATCGAAGGATGTGCCAATCTTTTTGTCTCCTGCTCCATATAAGAATGCGTAGGTAACTGTTTTAACTTGTTTTCTAGTGATACCAATTTTCTCTGCGTTTTCTGCGTGGATGTCTCCGTTAAGTATGATATCTGCGTATTTACCGCCGTCGTAACGAGCAAGATAATGAGCCAACATACGGAGCTCGATACCCGAAAGATCAGCGCCCACACAACAAAGCCCTGGCGTAGATGAAAACAAAGCTCTGAACTTTTCATCACTTGGTACCTGTGCTAAGTTTGGGTTTCTGTGGCTGCATCTATGTGTAGCACAACCTACAGAACAGTGATGATGAATCCGACTAACATTCGTAGATAGCTTGAGCCATGCGTTGATCCCTTCGGAAAGCATCCCAAGCTTCTTTGTTAGATCCAGCAGCCTCACACATTGCTTCGAGAACGGATTGTTTATCTCTTTCAGTGTGGTCTCGTCTATAATAGGCTTCCCAGTAGCTGTCATCTGGGTCGGTGTCCAGCCAAAATGTGTCTGGAGTATCCATGCGATCTGATCTCGTGATGTAGGGTTAAATTCTTTTAGTCTTTGAAGCTGCGCTCCATTAACATATCCTTGTGTCCTGTTATCTCGTTTAGGAGTGAACAACGCTCCTGCACAGTAAGGGTATTGTTGCTGAAGTACTCTAGTAGTGTCTTCCAGCTCTCGTCTGAGAGTTGATTCAAGTTCTCTAGCTTTTTGTTCATCAAAGTACCATCCATGTTCCTCCTGTTGTTGTAGTATGTGGGCTACCTGGTGCTCCATTTGGACCCACTCAGGTATGGGTGGAAGTGGTCGCATAGTTTTGTAGTAACAGCAACGTCTTGTTCACAGTAATCTTGCATCTCTTGTGACCATTCTTTCCAATCGGTAGTCTTACCGAATCCTCCTTTATACTCTCCGAGTCTATACCCGTAAGATTCAAGGGAATGGCGTCCATATAATTGCAATGGCATGTGAGGCCAGTTTTTTCTTTTATCTATATCGAATAAGTCCGTATGATATAACTTAGATAACAAAAGAGTATCAATAATATTCCCCCTAGGATTGAACCAATGATAGAGCTTTTTAATAACAGGTATATCAAAACCAATAATGTTGTGACCAATAATGGTATCCGCACATTCGAGGAAACCAAGCGCAGTGGTGATAGAATAATGCCCAGCCATCGGAAGATCCTTCGGGTTGTCGGCGTACTTCTCATCATTGAATGACTCAATTTCATTGGTCTCGAAAGAATAGAATGATATACAGTGAATACGGGTGGCATCATTTAATAGTCCGTTAGTTTCTAGGTCAAATACAAGTGTGTCACCGCCCGTTCCATGTAAAGGTTTTGTCTTTAAACTTTGCTTTTTCAACTGCTTCTGGCGATGGTGGTGTTGGTTTTTTTAGTTTTGCTACATAAGCATCCCAAGGGTGTACATAATTAGAAGTCTGTTGCTGGGTTGAATTCGGATTCAGCTTCATGTTCAATAAATCTACAAGTGTTTAAGTCATATTCGAGTTGGCAAGCGACGCCGACCTCGCCTGAATAGCGATTTTTAAGGACTCTGACAGTCGTAAGGCCTCGTTTATTATCGGCCTGCTGATCTCGTTCGAGTGCGACCACGCTGTCAGACAGCTGCGCAATAGCTGCAGATCCTCTGAGCTGTCCAAGTGTAACTCTGGCTCCTTCTTCATGGTTTGTGTCACTGTTTGTCCTCCTAAGATGAGACACAAGAAATAATGCAATACCAGTACGTTCAACAAGTGATCGAAGCCTGGTCATAGTTTGGTCTAGCATCCGACGTTCGTCCCCATCAAGACCACTTAATAATATACTAAGGTGATCTAGAAAAATGACACGGCATTCCAATCCGCAAGCCATGTATTCGATTCGAGAATAAATGATATCTGGATCATAACTTCCAAACCCATCAAAACAAAAAAGATTCCAATCGGCAAGACTACGCTCAAAGGCGGAGTTAAGTTCTTCTTCTTCATGCTCTCCAATGTGTAACGGTTTTCCAACCGCTGATGACATTAGTCCGAGGGCGGTTCTCCGATTACTTGCCTCAAGTTCCAGTATCCCAACGTATTCACCTTGGTCACATAATCTAGCCGCAAGCTCCCTGCAGAATGATGTTTTTCCTGTACCAGAGCCAGCAGTAATTGTCGTAAGCTCTCCATACCTGATCCCGTGTAGTTTCTCTTGTAATCCTTTGAAGTGATACTCATAAGCACATGGTTGTTGTGGTGTAGTTACTAATTTGTACAATGATTTACAATCTACTATACCATCAGGGCGGTATGGTTTAGCTCCCCATATTGCTTGTCTTACTAATTCTGCTTGGTTATCTTGTAGTGCGTCTGAGGCGTCCTTGTACTTATCAAGTCTTGCGATCTTGACTTTTCCGGGTGGAAGAACAGAAGCCACCTCCTCTGTAGCCTTGCGACCAGGTGCATCATTGTCAAAGAATAGTATGATCTCTTGATACCCTTGGAATAACGGGATCTGTTTTTGTACATCCTTCTTTGCTGACGCAGAGCCGTGCGGTAATGATACCATAGGCCATCCTGGCATCGCTTCATAACAGCTGGCAGCATCTAGTTCACCTTCAGTAATAACAATACGTTTACCGCTATTAGGGAAAAGATGCTGACCGAATAGAGTATCAGTGGAAACTCCTTCATAGGTGAATACCTTCTTCTTTGTTTTTATTTTATTTCCAACAAGAACTCCATCGCTTGTAAAATATGGGAAGCGTAGAGTGTCTCCATCTCTGTAGATCCTGAAGAATTTACAAGTTTTCTCAGAGATGTTTCGTTTTTGCAGCCGTTCGGCTGATCCTTTAAGTTGGACATGGTTAGACATTTGATGAGTGTGATTGTCACCTTCTGCAGGTGTATACGTTTGACACACGAAACAGAATTTGTGGCCATCTGAGTAAACAGAGTTAGCATCAGACGAACCACAATTTTCACAAGGTTCGTGAGCCACGAACTCGCTAGTCATCTCTCAATTAACCAATCGAGTGGAATGTTTTGGAATGAGGTCCATGGTATATCATGTTTCTCACACCATTTTGCGTAAGTTGTTTTTGATTTCTTTGATATGGTGTTAAAGGGTGATTGAAAGACCATACGCAGATCTATATCTGGATTCTGTTCTTTAA